CGGACGTCAGCCGCCGATGCCGTGAGGTGCTTGGACTTGGATGCGCCGCCCACTCTGCGGTTGTATTCCTCTGTGCGGTAACCAGAGATGATGACTACGGGCGAGCCCAAGCGAGCACGAAGGTGTTCGAGTGCTAAGCACAGTGCAGCGACGTTGCCCTGGTATTTCTCGGGCACCTGGGTGCCGTCCTTGCAGGCGAACTCGCTGAGCTTGAAGTGTTTGGTGACTTGCATGGTGATCTTCTATGGCCTTGGCATACGGGGTGGGGTGGGGAGTTTAGGGATTGCTCCCTTCCTGTATTCTTTGGGGTCGTAAACCTGGGCGCCAATACCAAAGAACTGAACCGCTTGGGGGAGGAGCACCTCCTCCACAAGGTCCTTCTCTTTCTGCGTGGAGTTAAGGAGCCAGCCCTCTGCGGCAGACTTGATTGGTATGGGGGCGACAATGCCCATGGCGGGGAAGATGACGCGGTTAAGGATGTCGGCCAGAGCTCCATCAAGGCCAGACTCTTTACCTGCAACCATTCTCTCAAAGATGAGGCCTGGGTTTTCTTCGTACTCAACCTTATCTAGCTCGCGCAGACGCCAGTCTTTGTTGAAAATCAAGGAGCGCATGGCTTGATAGAACGGCGCTAACTTGTTGTTGACGAGTTGCAACCCACCCCTCACATAAGAGTCTAAGTCTTTAGTTGCGATGACATCATCGCCACTGAATGGGGTGAAAGTGTAAGGCAGCAGGTAGCGCATGGTGGCTGACGTGCCGCCCATCAAATCAAAGTGCGTATCGCCAACCCTCACCTTGAGGAAGTCTGCTGAACCGGGGTCGTAGAAGGAGTCAATGCGCTCCCGTAAGTCGTCGCTGTCGTCGGATGACGCGGCTGCTGCCATAGCGGCAATGCCCATCATGAAGCCAAGGTTTCCACCTATGCGCAGTCTGAACTGCTTCCTAGCGGTGGGGGATAGAGACCTGCCAAACTCACCGCGACCAGTGAAGACCTGTGCAGCCCGATACACGTTCTCGACCCTGGACATGGTGAAGCGTGGGGCAAACATCAAGTAGCGGAGAAAGCCAAGGTTGTCTGAGTTAAGCCTGCCGGTGGTCCGGCCCGTGCTGACGTTGATTAGCTTGGCCAATCCCTCGATGTCCCGCCTAGGAACGCTCCTGACGTCGGGCTTTTGCCCTGGCTTTGCGTGATTATCCGCAAGCAGTTCGACGCCCTTAGCGAAGTTGGCTAGCCTGAGGCGGTTAAGGGTGAGGGCGAACACGTTCTGCGAGGGGATGAGAAACCCTGAGCCAAACCAGCGGCCAAGAAACCCGCTCTCCGAGATGTTGAACATGAAGTTCTCTTCACGGGCGGTCATCGGGTCTGACCCAGCCCTGGAGTTAGACAGGCCCTCGACCTCGGTAAGCTCCCCTCCAGCGGCTGTGAACAATCTGTTGGTTCGCGACGAAAGCATGCTCTCCATTTCGCTGCGAGCAAACTCTCTGTAGCCAGGGCTAAAGGGGGCGGCCTTAAACATCCACTTGGCTGTCTTGAGCGCCTCGACGGGGTTCTGCATGGCTAGAAAAATAGCCTGCCTGCCCAGGGCAGATGCATCGCCCGCTGAGTTCATAGCGATGCCAACGCCAAACACCTTGGAGTAGAGCCTTTTAAGGTCTCCAGCCATCGCCTCTTGGGATACTGTGGCCTGCTGCTTCTGGGCTTTTTGCGCTTGAGATCTGGCGCTCTGGACTTTGTCGGCGGCCTTCTTGACCGCCTTGTCCAACCTCTTGAGGTCAGCATCGGGGGCGCCACGCTCAACCGCCTTGTTGTATTTAGCGCGCGCAGACTTCAGGTCCTTCATAGCCTTTTGGTAAAGGTCCTTGGTGCGAGCCAGCTCCTTCTCAGCCTTAAGCCAAAACTTCTCAATGTCAGCCTCTTCCTTGGCACTAAGCTTGCGCTTGGCGCGGTACCTCGCACTTGCCTTGGCTTGGTTGAGTGTAAGGTCGGGGCTGACCACGTACTGGAGAGCGCGTAATGCGCGGCCCAGCTCACCAGCACCAATCCTGAGAGCAAGCATAGACTCAATCTCAACCCTAGCCGCAGCGTCTAGTTGCCGCTCTGCGCTCATGCGCCGATCATCGCTGAGCCTTTCCTCAGAAAGAATGTCTTTGAGTTGCGATTGGGCTCTCTTAGACGTCTGGATAGCGTTGTTAAGCGCCAATACGTCTGCACCATCAGGCGGGACATTATTGTTAATGGCGTTATAGCGAAGTGAGTCCAGCCTTTCGGGGCTTTGGAGCACAGGCACCCCGTCATCACCGATAACAATCTTGCTCCTCATGCCTCGCCCGTCCAGAGCGTTGACAAGGTCCTGATAGCCCACGCGCTGCTTGGCTGTAAGCTCATCGTAGTTGACGCCCTGCTCTTCAAGCTTGGCGCGCAGGTCTTCCTCGTAGTCAACCTTGCGCGAGGCCATACCATCCTCGTTGAGCGCTGCATTGGCAGACCCAAGGGCAGACTCTATGTCCTCATCAGATGAGAACGGGTCGTAAGCTGCGGAGCGCAGGTCCTCCTCTGGGGTTGATACGTCAACCTCCTCAACCACTTCCTGCTCAACAGCTGGCTCAGCCCTGGGTCTGCGTGGGACTGAGTCACGCTCTTCTTGTCTTGCGCGCTCCTCCGCTCTCTTAGCGCCCTCGACCACAACCTCTTCGGCAGCCTGGACCTCAGCGTCCTGAGCTGTGGGTTCTTGGGTGGGGACGGCTTGCTCAACAATGTCACCCTCAACAGCCACCTCTTCGGGGGGAGCGACGGTCTCCTCAATAGCCTCCTCGGCAACCAGGGTGGGCTCACCCCTCTCTGCCTGTCGCGTCTCGATGGCCTCAAGCTCGCGCTCTAGCCTAGAGACGGTGCGCTCCGATGGAAGGCGGCCAAGCTCCACCGCCCCTGACACAACACCGCCAGCGGGGCCTCCCCCAATGAGGCCACCAAGGGCCCTTTTGCCCAACTCAAGAGGGTCGACACCGAGCACATAGTCCTCACCCTCTCTAGTAAACGCCTGCTCGCCTATGGTCTGCAATGACTCCTGTGCGACCTCGGTGGCACCCTCCGCCGCCGCCGCCTGGCCTATCCTTCCAAGCCCAGTAGACGCTGGGGCCCCTCCTGCCATGTACCTAGCGCCCAAGCGCTCACCACCGGCAACGATTCCAGATGTGCCAGCAGCCCAAAGAAGGTCGGCACCCGTGACCTCAGCGTCCGGGCCCCTATTGGCAGCGCGCTTCTTAGCTATATCACCCAGCATAGAAAGCGCGTAAGCCGGCAGGCTAACCAGAGCAGCGACCGCCGAAGGAGCAGAGCTGGCTAAGGTTTCGCCTATAAACGGCAGGATGTTCTCCTTGGGGTCATCAAGCACGTCGTCGATCGAGGCCGATGGCCTATAAAACAGCTCTTCAGCCTCGCGCAATGCCTTTTCAGCCTGGTAAGTCGGGACGCGCTCAAGGCGCTCCCGGCCTATGATGGGCTCAGCGAGTGCCAAACCTGTCTCAAGCCCGATGCCTCGCGCAATCCTTGATGCCCCGGCGCCGATACCACGTAGCGCCTGGGTGGCAAAGTTAGGGTCCTCGCCGTAAAACAGTGGCTCTTCGTACGGGGCTCGAAGCTCTTTGAACCCGCGCATTGTTTCAGCGAGACCCTCGAATCCAGCGGCCTTAATATCCTCAGGAGTGATGCCCTCGTCTTGCTGCGGCGCTGTGCCCATGCTGTCGTAGACGGCAATCAACTTCTCAGCGATATCATCTTCGCCTGAGTCAACCGCATCCTTGATTAGAGCAGCGACCTCCTCCTTGGTCGCCATTACTCACCTTCCTGCTTGGCTTTCTTGCGGCGCTCAAGTTCTTTTTGAGCCTCACGCACCAAAGCGTCTGCGTCAGACTGCTGGGCGGGCGCGCCTATACGGTCAGCGATTGACTGCATCTTTGCCGTGTAAATGGCCGAAGCGTCCTCCTCGTCCATATCAGCAAGCACGTTAGATGCGTAAGCTGCCTTAGCGGCGCGTGCCTCGGCGTCAGCGGAAAGCCTTTGTAGGCTAATGTTAAGCCTGCTTGCGGCCCTGGCTTCGGCGGCGTCCGCCTTCGCCCTTGAGTCATCCAACCTTTGTTGAGCCTGCTCGATGCGAACGCCAGCCTGGGCAGTCCTCTCGGCAGCCAGCATGTTTTTCCCTGCGGACTCAAGCGACTTAAGGTTTCTCCCGCGGAGTCCAGCGTTCTGACCATCAATGGACAGGCTAGACGGTGTGGATTGCCAGAAGGGGCCAGTGTTAAACCGCCACCGCTCTGTGGATATGTTGCCAGCCTTCCATTCTGGGTAGTTCTTGATGAGATAGGCCGCTTGCTCCATAAGCTCGCTAGACTTGCCAGTGCCGCCACCCCGCTTAGCCTGACGTGCAAGCTTGGCGGCCTCTTTATCTAGTGCGGCCTGGAGTTTTTGCTGACGGAGGTTCTCCGTCTCCATGCTCTCACGAGTGCTCTCCATTCGCAGGCGCATGCTCTCCATGCGCAGCTTATCAAGCTCGCTCATCGGCTCTTCCTCCTCAGGGAAGAGCTTCATCACGGCCTGCATGGCGCGGTCGCGGTAAGCTCCCTTCGCCAAGTCGCTAAGGTTAGCGGCCTGGATGTCGGGGCTGTCAGCGGCAGCCTGGAGGAGTATGGCGCGCTGCTCTGCTGTGCGCGCCGATGGGGCTGCTGCAAGGATGTCCGCAATGCGGAAGAGCTTGCGCTCAGGAGCTGGGCCAACGGCCTCGATGGCCTCCTGTCTGAAGTCACGGCCCGAGGTGTCAGGGGTAAAGGAGACTGGCATGCCAGTTCCCTCAACGCCGGGTGTGCCCTCAGCGACTATTTGCATAAGCCGATTGCGATCGACGGAGCCATCCGGCCTGACGGCGGACCTGATGATGCGCGCGCGGTCTATCCGCGCCGGGTCTCCAGTTGCCTCAAGGCGCCCAACTAGGCGGCCAACCCTCTCAGAAAGCTCTTGCGGTGACGAGCCATAAATCTTAGCGGCCTGGTCTTCAAACAAGGCTCGGTCTAATGGGGGCATCCCGCTCATCTGTGCGGCGGCGAGGGCTCCCTGGTCTTGCATTATTGCGCGCATTACAGCGTCTCGGTCAAGAAGGCCGCTGTCCATGGCGGCTCTGAGCCGAGCAGCGCGCTCCATGCGCGCAGGGTCACCTCCCGACTCAAGCCTAGAGATAAGTGCTGACATGCTCTCCCTAAGCTCAGGCTGGGTAAGCCCGTAAACCTTGGCGGCCTGATCGGCAAGCAAGTTAGTGGAGACAACATTCCCGTCTGGACCGATAACAGGGCCAGCCTGAACGGTGCTTCGGAACTGAGATGGGCGGTCAAGTACAAACCTGTCTTCAGGCGGAACAAACCTGTCTTCAGGCGGAAGAGTCCCCGGCATAGCCAGGACGCCGGGAGAAAGCGCCCCTCCCCTTTGCATTGGGCGAGGCTGAACAAGGCCGCTCTGTAAACTCATGGAGGAAAGAGACGGTAGCCGTTCGCGCACAGACGGTGGCTCTTGCTGGGCAAAGAAAGCCTCTACCTGACCACTCACGCTTGCGTCGTCAATCTCGGCTTGTGCCGCCCTTTGGCGGCTCTCGATCTCCGACTGAAGCCTCTGGTCATATTCAGCCTGTGCCTCAGCCTGCTCCTTCTCCCGGTTGCTAATCTGGACAGCCCTGGCAATCTGGCCACCGCCTGCCACTGCGAGGTCAGCAAGCTGGGACACAAGCCGCATCTCCTGCGGGCCAAAGCCATTGGCGAAGTAACCCGTGCGGCGCTTTCTTTGAAGCTGTTGTCTCGCCTCTTGGCGGACCCTTGGTATGACGATGCGTCCCATTTAATCCTCTAGCCCCCAAGACCAGGTGGGAGATAAGCGCTGTATTCGTATCCGGGGTCAGCAGAGCTTTGGGACACGCGCGTGTTAAGAGCGGCAATCGTTCGATCGCGCTCCAGTGCTTGGCGAACCCTGTCCTCCATCCTAGCCAATGCAGCCATGCCCAGCTGGTGCGCAGGGCTACCTGCCGGAATCGTGGCAAGGAAAGCGCGCAGTTGACCGGGACGATCAGACACGCTGTAGTTGTCCTCAAGCACTTCCAGGTAGTTCTGGAGGTTGACCACGTCATTCTGGACTGAGCGCTGCGCCTCTGCCTGGGCAAGCATTGCGCCGGGGAGAGCCTCGCCCATCATCTGAAGTTGGCGGTTGGTGATGTCTGCCTCAAGTCCCGCGGCACGCTGGGCAGCATCTGCTGCAAAGTCAGCAGCTCTGCGGCCAAAGCTCAAGCCACCCTGTCGCATGCTTGCTGCTCGGCCACCACCACCTGCCATCTGCCCTGCGCCGCCCATAGCGGCTGCACGGGCTTGAGCTGCTTGCTCAGCAAGGGACATCATCCCGGTGCGCTGGGCCTGCTGGAGCGCTTGACGTTCACGCGCAGCAGAACGCTCAAGTAGTTGAGGGGCCTCAAGCTGGAACCTGCCAAGGGCCTGCTGGTAGGGCTGAAGGCCGTATGCACCTTGGCTGGCAGCCAGCATGTCGTCTGCGCTGATGTTGTACTCGTCTTCGTGTCCTGGCTCGTGCGCCATGAGTGCCTCCTACTTCGTAAGGTGCTTCTTGCAGATAAGATACACGTAACACCCGCCGTAGCCTATTAAGATGCTTGATTTCTCTTTGATATCGGTCGAGCTAACGTCGAACTGATACGGCGCCTCTAGCAAGGCGCCAGAAGATGTTCTGTAAAGGTTTGAGCGGACCTCGATCCACTGCTCAGCACCAGCGGTGTCTGGGTTAGCGCTGTTTAGCTGGCTCCTAGAGGCCGTCTTGGTCCATCCGGGGCCGACAAAAACCTCTTTCCCTTGGCTGTGGTAACCCCTGCCAGAGCTTCCAACGAGAGGGATGGAGTGAAGCTCCCAGTTCCACTTCCGAAGCCCAAACGCACCACCTGCGCCATCCCAAACAAGGACCCTCGGTGGGTCACCTGTTGTGGTGATCCTGTCAATAAGGTTAGTGTCCCAAGACCCCTTGGTGTTGGGGGTGGTGGGTGTTTGAGCTGACGAATCGTAGTTGTTCGGGTTGGTAATGGTTAGCGCTGCCACCTGGTCGTAGCTAAATCCGTCTGCGCCAGAGCCCGTGCCAATGCCAACACCGACAGAAAGGCCGATATCTTGAGACGGGCACGCTATGTTAGCCCTTTGCTGGTCACTTGCGCTCGATGGCCCTGAACTTATTGGCGCACTGCCAGAGCCGGGCCAGTTAAGCAGGTCCCAAGGCGTCCAGTTCCATGCCAGCACAGCGTGCTGGATGGTGTACGAGTGATGTATGGGTATGATTCGGCGGTCAAACGCACCTGTATCGGATACTGCGGTAACGGTTGTGCCGCTTAGTGATGCTAAGTACGGATACGTCGCATAGAACGTAGGCGACGGCGAAAGCCCACCATGCGCCATGTTCTGGTACAGCGGCACAGCGATGACCTCGTAGGCCGCATCGTCTGCAATCACCTCTGTGGGGGGCACATCTGCGAACCTATTATACCCACCCTCAAGCTTGTCCCTGAACTGCTCATCAAGCGTGTCGATGTTGTAGTTAACGCCATCGTTGGAGTCTGCCTCAATGTCGGTGGTGTGTGCAGGTGTGTTAATCGTCACACTGGGAGCCGTCTTGGCTCCGTACTTGCCTGCGCCGCTGCCGCCATCGGCAGGAATGTTTTGCACCGCTGTCTGCCCCGTGTCCCTAGGCATAAGCTCGCACACAAACTTCAGGGAGACCTCGATCGATGGCAGTGCAAGGTTCCTCCCGTCCGTATCGTCCAATCCGGGGCATGACACCGTGAGGATAAAGGACTTAAACGGGTCCACGGCTATGTCTAAATCAGACTGTATGAACGGGTTGGCCCTAAGGGATACACCAGCATAACCCTCCGCTGCGGGTATAACGGTAGACCACAGTTCCCTTTCAAGGTTGTAAGGGTAGGCGTCGCCAAAATACTCTTGGGTTTTTTCATGCAGAGATAGCCTGATGTCTAGGCGAGTAACGTCTTCGTAGCTGACCTTGCCTTGCTCGGATGAGTAGCCATACTTACCCGTGTTTGAAGTGCCGCTCTTGGTCCAAAACTGACTGGCTATAGCGGCTGGTTCAGCGCGCTGGTCGAAAGAGAAAGACGCTGACTTGAGCTTTAGCACTGGGAGGTCGCCCGCGTATATGGGGTCCTTGCCCCCTGCGGCGTTGGTGGCGGTCAAGAAGAAGTCCTGGGCTGGCGGCAGGACAAAAGGCATTGTAATCGTGCCCGATGGCAGGGAATCGCTGGCTAAGTACGGGAGGGTTAAGTTGACCCTGAACGGCGCCATGGGCGCCTGCATCTGCTCCTTCTCGATGGCGATGCTCGTAAGCTGTGAGGCCGCTGAGGTCAGCGGTGGGTACACGTGCTCGGGCGTGAGCTTAGCTCCGCGAGATAGCTTCTTGCGCGTAATCTTAGCCATGCGTCACCTCCTCAAGCATGGTGACGGCCATGTGTATCTTCTGCTGCATCCAGGGGTACTTGGCACTGAAGTTGTTAGGGTTCCACCCGCTTGTCCTTGATACCGCACCCACGGCACTTAAGTACGAAGGTATCACGCAGGACACGCGAAACCGAGCGTTCTGATGGATGGGTATGTTTAGGTCCTTAAGCTTCAGGTGAATCCCTTGGACCGTGCTTGCTGGAGCCTTGCTGCCGCCAACATTGGATGTGGCTGGCGTCATCTCTGCGTACCCAGGCGAAGTGCCTGAGTCCTTTGGTAGCGACAGTGTGCTAAACGCATCTTGCTTGACTACAAAGCCTTTCCTGAGGACCTCAACATCTGCCATGTTCCGGTCCTCTCGGGCGAACTCACTGTCGACAGATGCGGTCACAACAAGGTCCCTAGAGTTAATGTCCGGGTATCCTTCGGGCTGATTGTTTGCTGCAAACTCAAAGTTGTTCTCAAACACCTCAGAAGCGCCACTGAGCGCAGAGTGATCTACCTCTAGTATCAGGTCTATGGCATCCAATATGGATGGGTTTTCAATAAACCACGAACGCGTCCACGCCCACTGTATGCCGATGGCCAACGCGGCAGGCTCAAAAGCGGTGCTAGTTATATTTGCAAACCCAAACGGATGGATGCCCGGAACTGATATGCCCTTAAGCCTGTAAGGGTTAGTGACCTTTGTGTCATCCGCAGCAGCCGCCCCCTCTGTGCCGGTTGCAACGCCAGACGTGTCGTTCTTTACGCGCAACCAGGGCCAACGGTGGGTGCCGTAAACGCCGCCACTTTGTGATGCGTTTGACCCAGAGGTCGGCTCAGGTGTCGCGCTGCTAATGCAGGCAGGGGACTGTGGAGACCACCCAGCCACGTAAGTGGTTGGCACCCAGCGCTTACGCAAGTCGCCATAAGGGATGTTGTTGACTCGCTCAACGACGTCATCCAAGGCGTTGTCAATCCGGTCACCATCAATGGTCGTGCCGGTTGAGAACTGCTCCTTAGTGAGTGTTCTTGGGTTCTTGCGCCAAGTCATGTGACCTTAACCGTCCCTGTCTCCGTAATCGACCCAAGGCTAACATTTGGCGTGAGGTTTACGCATCCGATAGCCTGAACGTTAGTGGCAACGCCCGTCTGGTTGTCGATGGTGGTGGTGCCGCCGTTGATAAACGTGCATCCGATAAACACAACCGCTGGGTCAGAAAGACCAGCGCCCTCATCAGACACAAAGACTATGCTATTTGTGCTGGCGTTATCTCGCCTAAATATGCAGTTCACAAAGCTAACTGCAATGCCGGGGCCGATGCGCACCAACTCTGTCGCATCAGGCTGCATTGAATCAGTGAACGTCACACCAAACACAGAAGAGTGTCCGTTTATTTGGCAGCGTCTAGGTATGATGGTGTTTGCTGCAAGGCCTCTGATGACGTTCTCATTAGCCTCATGCGTGAAGGACGGATAGACCCCACCCCCAAGTGTCCACGTGTTGTTGACTATCTTGGTCTCGTTAAGGATGCTGCCTTTAGGCAGCACCTCTAGGCCTGCAACGGCCTCCTCGATGACCTGCTCATGGGCATCATCGTTGGCCTCTTCAGGGGTTCGATCAGGCTTCAGGAGCTTGCTGTAGATGCCGTAGTTGGGCATTAGTGGCCCCTTCTGCGGCGACCGCCGACCACTCGGAACACCGCCTTAACGCCTTCAAGCCAGAGCTTTTCGGCTCGGTTCATGATGAACCCGAAGTTCATTACGCTGAAGCTCTCACCCTTGACCGACATGCTGACAGCTATGTTGCTCGTGTCTTCATCGCCAATCAATACGGTGCCGCGAACAGTTGTCGGATCACTATCGTCCTTGTTAGCCCACACGGTGTTAGCGCCAAAGGTTTTTTCGACCAGTGTCTTGTCGGCCTTCTGCACCCTGGTGCGCAGTGTGTTGGTTGCGACCGCCTGCTCTACTGCGGCTTGTGCTGGGGTGGCGTCGATAACCTGAGTCATCCACTCTTTACGGTCGCTTCCCACTAGGGTGTTGAATGTGCCGTAGGGCCAGACGCTGTCAAGCTTGTCTGTGCCCGTGCCGTGGCTTAGCAGGTTGGCGTAGAGGCCGCGCATCTTTAGTTGATTGCCGCCCTCTAGGCCCACGTTGGTGGACTTGTAGGCCCAATCCACAGGCTGGGCGACAGAGTCTTCCTTGCGCACCGAGGTTGTTGCCAAGGACCACCTGTTGAAGATGTTAACGCCTGCGCGGTAGCTCTGCCCTCCCACTGTGTTTGACACCGATGTGAAAGTGTTGCCGCTGCTGTCTGTCAGTACGGTAAAGCCCATTCCGCTAGTGTCTTCCGACTCTGTTGCTGAAAGCCTTTCGAATGGCAGGTATATCAGCCTAGATTCCCGGTTAGTTTCTAGGTTCATGTATGGGGCATGTATCCAGCCAGTGGTGCCCGATCCGGCGTTAAATAGAATCTGCATGAATGCGCCAGATTGAGACTCCGCACCAAACGATGGCCCTGCGGGATTCCATGAGGAGTAGACCTTTACGTGTCCAACAAAGGTTGTACCGCCTTGCGTAGTCCATCCCCCTGCTGATCCGAGCCTTTCGGTGGGCAATATGAGTTGGACATCGGCGTTCGTGACGTGATTAAAGACTGGCCTCCAGTGCGTGGCATCGAAGCCAAGCCTGAGGTCAATCTTGTTTACCGTGATCGCCGATGCTCCGATTGCCTGCGGGTTAACGATTGTAACTGGAACGAGGTAGAACCTGTCTGTTGTTGCTGTTGTGACCGAGTTAAACACATACCCAACGGGCACCTTGATTGGGTCATGTAGGTAAAAGCCTCCGATCGCACTTGCTCCAGAGCCATACGCGGCAGTGTATGCGCCGTAGCCTGTTATCTTGCGGTCATCCTCATCAGAGACGCTGCGGTCAATCGAGCCGCCTCTGCCGTATTCCATGATGAAGAACGAGCGTGAGGTGACGTCGAAGTTAATGTCTGATCCAGACACAGGGTTGACAGCCTCGTCAGTTAGCGCCTGGACATCTGGGCCTGCGATAGCAAAGATGTCGTCTTGGTAGTTCAGCACCCATGGCGCGGGCAGGTTCTGACTGACACCCACTACAGCAGAGCCGCCCGATTGGGCGACCATGCTCTCAAATGTCCACCACGACCACTTCCCGCCGCTCAATACAAGGGCGCCGCTCAGGTCTGGGACGCAGATCGAGAGCATATTCATCGACGCAACGAAGGTGCATTTCACGCCCTCTGGCTTCAGCCTCAGCGTCGTAGTCGGCTGCTCCCTTGCTGAGGGATCTGCCTTGCCATGGTCCACAAAGTAAGATGTGAGGGGATTTGTCATCCCCTCCCTCTCGAAGAATGGAAGCACATCGTCCGACAGGCGACTCATGTTGAGCCCGCTCGTCGTCTGGTACACACCGCTTGTATCCACCCATACCAAAGCCGACCCCATGCGGCACTTTGCGTTAGGCCCAACGCAGCCCACCGTGTCGCTCACACGGGTAATCCTACCGGCTGAAGCTAGGTCACCCACGGAAGGCTGGTACAGCCATGTCTCATTGGCTGTAAATATCATCAGGTTTGAGTTGTGCTCAGCCACCGCTGTGATGCCTTCTTCAGAAGGCACCTGCACGAAGTTGTCGCCTACAATGGCGTTGGGATAAAACGGGTCCGAGAAGAAGACCGTGTTACCCTCCGCGTAAACCATGCGCCCGGACACCACTGCAATGTCCACAGCGTTAGGCATATCTGCGGTCCTGAAGTAAGCGTAGGCATCTGTGTTGATGCCAGGGCTAAGCACCACAGGTGTTATCATGCTCGACTCGCCGTAAGACAGGGCGTAGTCGCGCAGATTAAACTTGTCTATGAAGGTCTTGCGCGTGCCATTGAATGACGACGGCAAGTAAGCCCATGTGCCAGTATACTTGTTGCCGAAGTAGAGGATGTCGGCGAACTCTTTGAAATAAAAGAACTCATCCTCTGCTTGGACCCACGCCTCGTAGGACTCCCCCTTGCATGTCTGGTACTGCGGGAGCAGGTCTTGCAGGCCAGATGACGCAACGTCGATTGACTCCCTGCCGCCTAGGGTGGTGGGCACAGAGTCCTGGTAGCTTGAGGCTACGGCAGTCTGGTTGGTGTGCCGGTACAGCGGGACCTCAAAGCGCTCGTTAGTGGTGAGGTCATATATACTGACAATGTAAATGTTTTTGAGGCCTGCGTAAGAGCTAACCAGTCCAGGTCCTCCAGCAGTCGACGACTGAACCTTAGCCAGAAAAACAGACAGCATCTGAAGGTTTCCAAAGCCTGTCTTGATTACATGCGACCCTAGATGCTTGGTAAAACCCCATTCCCCACCAGATATTGTCCCGCCGCTACCAAGTGGAATGGCGGACATCTCAGTGTCGAACTGGGTGACCTGGCCAAAGCCCTCTCGTACTTGCCAGCAGTTGTTGCTGAACAGCATGTTCAAAGCGAACGACCCTGGTGTGGGTGCGTTCGCCTGGATGCCGTCTCGGAGGACCTGTACCTCTTGGGCTTTGGTGGCCATTAGCTGTACCAGGGTACGGTTTGGATGTAGTCGTAGCCGTCGTAGGCTCTTGCCTGCAGGTACTCTCTGAACTCAGACATGCGCGTGGCAGCCTGCCTCAGGATTGGTTCGCTCTCAGCGCCATCGACAATGGCGTACTGGCGATAAGCCAAGAGCGCAATCAAGTCGTGAAACGGAGTTAGATTGTCGATGAAGTTTGGGTTTCCGTCAGTCCAGTCGACAGTAGACTCTGGCACGTAGTTGACCTCGTAAGTGCCTGTGAGCCGAGTGCTGAACCTGAGGATGGTGTTAGCCAGGTAGTAGCTGCAAGGCACAACATCTAGTGCCTGCTCGTTGCTAACCGCTTCAAGCCTCTCTGATATCCGGCCTTCAGAGTTGCGCTTCACGATGGTGTTAAGCCTGACCATGCGGCCAGGGTTTGCGATTGCGTTAGCGCCCAGGAGTTTCGGGTCAACATTGGCTAGGTCGTGGCTAATCGCATTGGATAGCGTGATGTTCTGTGTGGTGTTGTAGATCACCGGGTTGATGTCGCACACCATGTTGCGGAACTCACGGTAGCCATCGGCTAGGTAGGTTGACACGTCCGAGTCAGACACAAAGGTCTGGTCAGGCTCGTCAATATACTGACGGAACTTGACTATGAGTTCTGCCGTTGTCATCCGATACCCCCGAATACTGGGCTAATCAGAGCCTCTTGTCCTCGCGCAGTGTTGGACTGCGCAGCCTCCATGGCGTCCTGCTGCTGTGCCATTCCGACCGCAGCCTCGGCCATCTGCCCTTGGGTCTCAGGCGACTGTGCCGCCAGGATGCTCTGGACAGTCTGGGCTTGGCTTGGGGATGGCAACTGGCGTGGGAACACCTTCTGCATCGTCTCAGCCTTGATGAACTCCTCGGTAGTCGCCATGGGGTTGCTGAGGGCAACCACCACGTCTCTGATGTACAACTGACGCTCGTCGGGTAGGGCGTAAAAATCGTCAGTATGTACGAAGTCAGCGAAGACCTTGAGCATCGACTTGATGTCATCGGACTGGAAGATCTCAATCTCGAAGCCTTGCTTGGTCGCCTCAAGCAGCTTTTTCGCGTGAGACAGACCCTGAACCTTCTCGGTGATGTAGGCGTTGCCAGTGCGGAAGGAAAGCTCCTGCATGGCTGTCTCTGGGTCAATCAACCCAGCCTGGAACAACTCCATCACGTGCTGATCACGGTCGCGAGCATCGAAGCGGAAGGCGCTGCCTGCCTCGATAAACACCTCTGGGTTGTCCACGATGTTCTCTGAGCTGATCGCCCGGTACAACACTCGACCTGTCTGGTCGAGCATGCGAACCATCTTGGCCTCAGTGTAATGAGCCTTCATCAGCTCAAGCACAACCTTGGCCATCTCCCGGATGGCGCGCTCCACGTTGGTCTGAGTCTCCTGAAGCTGCGAGGTATCACGCTCAGCCAAGACCTGCATGGCCTTGCCAGAACTAACACCAACAGCGCGCTTACCAAGACTCACCGAGTGGATGCCCGCCACATCGTGCATCTCTGCCTGTGTGCGGGTAATGCTGTCCAAAACATATCCAGGCAGAGGAACCGGCTGAATCTGAGAAGGAGGGCCACCAGCAGGGTTGAAGTAAATCTTCTCGCCTGGGCGGTTGGTCATCGACGAAGTGTTGACGCCCGCTGTCTTAGGGATGGCCCACTTGGGATTACCCATGAGCTTGACGTTATGCACAACCTGCGTGCGCTGCTCGTTGTAGAGACGCTGCAGGTCCAAGAGAGGCTGCATCAGGCCGATGCCCCAGAGACGCCCAGGCACCTCTGTGTAGCGGATAATCTGCACCGGAAAGGTCTTGGTCTTCCATGTGCCCTTGTAGAGGTACACGTCGTTAGAGAGGATGGCGTGGCGCCCATCCCTCCAGTAGACCTCCATCAACTCTACGCGGTTGTCAGGCACAGTGTGCAGCTCGTAGTCCAAACCTGAGTCATCACTGCTCCCCCCGGAGTAGGACATGTCGTCCACCTTGTCCGGGTAAGCGGCCTCAACGTCCTCTTTGACGTGATAACTGCGGATGGCTACCCACTGAGAGTCATCAGGGTTGGTGACCTTATCCTCGAAGAAAAGGTCGTATGGGCTGATGGGCTCACTGTGAATGACGTCGTCATCAGCGTCGTAGTAAGTATGCATTGCAGTGGTGCCAGTCACCAACAACCACTGCAATGCAGAATGAACCTTGTCCTGGACGTCCTCTCGGGTCCAGTAGTAGCGCAGCGCTATCTCAGAACTCTTCGCCTTGATGATGTCATCGTTCGATGGAGATGCTGGGATGACCGCGATAGACGGATAGCTCAGCGTAAGCCGAGCCATGATGTTCCGGTAGATGTTGAGCAGCAAGTTAACCGTCTGGCGCTGACTCCCGTCAGGCCTAGCGCGCTGGTTAATCAGATATGCCGCTCGGTCTCGGTCATAGTTCAGCCACTGCCGCCCTTCGAGGAACATCGTGCAGAGGTCCCACATCCGACCATAGGTGGTCTTGTCACTGCGGGAAGCCTCAATCTGGCTGCCCATGTTGTCTGGATATTCAGGCATCAAAAGGCTCCGCGACTACCGAGTCCGGTCTGGAAGGTGTAGTTAGACCGGGGGCTTTCGAGCAATGGGGAAGCAAGCCTCATGTTGCCAAGCGACTGCTGCGCGGCATACTGCCGAGGGGATAACATGCCTGAATCAGCCGCAGGCTGCTGTGCGTATGCGCCAAGCGCACCAAGACCTCCAGAGAGGAGGCCATCGAGGACTAGCTGCCCAGGCGAGGGTCCTTGTCGCGGCTCTTCCATCCCCAATTGCAAACGCTCCCCACTCATAAGAGAGGGAGCCATGGGGAGGGGCTGCTTTGGTTTTGGAGCCAGTGCGCCGAAAAGCGCGCCTAGCAATGATGGGGCTGCGCTAAGTAGTCCCGCTGTGATTGGCTCCATACAACACCTCAAATATCTCAGAAGGGGTGGGGTCAACCGAAGCGGGGTTCAAGAGGTGGTCAGATTCCGCCTCCTTTACCCGCCTCAGCGTGGCCAGAAACCTAGCCAACTGTACCTCCACGAACACCCCACCTGCAAGGAGGAGGACAAGTAGAATGTCGTGGAGAACAGCCATGCTACACCTAGTACGAGATGCCCGTAAGGACAGCCTGAGCATTAGGTCGGTAGCAGTAGTGGTTGTAGTACCACTTGTAGAAGCCCTCGAAGCTATCCTTACCGCTCACGCGAGAAAGAACGTTGCCATCGAGGTCGGCGAACTTGCCATCCTCAAGGACTGCGAGCTTCCAGCACTTCGTGTTGAGGAAGAGCATGAGGCTGCGGTCAACGTGACGAGCCGCCTTAATCGGAATACCAGCATAGGCAAGACCCAAGAACCCGCCGTCACCTGACTGCGCAGCCCCCTGTGGGTTCATCTGGATGCTACCCTGGAGCAAAGCAATGTACTTAGCTCGGTCGATGGGGTTCATCAAGATGACATCGGGCGACATGCCGCTGGTGATAGACACAGCGTCAATCACCTCTTGCATGCGCGTAAGGGTCAGCGCCTCAGCGGTGCCGTTGTTGTTGACGTCTTGAGCCATAATGACCGACTGAAGCTCCATGGCGTCGCCAGCGACAGAGCCACGGTCAACCCCAAACAAAAGCTCACCGCCAAGGTTTCCGTAGATACCAACAGGCTCTTGGTCAAGGTAGTTGAGGTTAGCGTCCGTGTCACTAATCACCAAAGCAACACCAAACCCAGGGGCAACGCCCGATGTGTCCAATGCACCTGTGAGCGAGATAGTGCCTGCAGCAGGGTTGATTGCAGTCGCATCAACGCTCGCTACGGTAGTGATCAGCTCGTAGGTAACAGCCTCACCAGTAAGAGTGTTGTTGGAGCAATCAACAGCAGCGATGTCGACATTGCCGCCCTTGGCCGTGCAAGCGGCTGCGAGCTTCGCAAAGTTGCCACGGAACTCCCAGGTCGCTGGGGCAGCACCTGATTTGCGCTCATTCAAGAAGCCAACAACACGGCCACCGCTAATCGCAGTGATGTCAGCCTGATCACGGATATCATCCTTGAGCTTATCCATCTCAAGCTCAAGCGCCCCGATGAAGCTCGCGGTGCCGCCCTTGGCTGCCGAAGCAATCGCGGGACCAGTCACCTCAAAGCGACCGTAAAGGTACGCAGCCTCGAAGCTCAGGCGCTTGGTGGTCTGTGAGCCCGCTGCAGGCAGCGTGCCGCCAGCACCAGTGCTTCCCTCAGCGCGGAAGCCAACGCCGCTGTTGCGGCCAACATGCACGGGCACAATACCCTGCCGACCAGCCCAGGAGATCTTGGCCTTCTCAAACATCTGAAGGACCATGACCTCGTTGTTCAGCTGCTCCTGAAGAGGTCCGATGTAAAAATCTTTAAGAATGGGGCCGAGCGTTCCGGCGGTCCCCACTGTTCCGATTGTAGCTGCCATTTTCTATTTCTCCCTAACCGAAGAGTTTGATATCGCCACGTTCCATGGCTTTGAAGAGGGCTTCTGTGCCCTCCTTGATCGTGCTGTAGGACTTTCGGTCAGCAGTTCGAGCAACACTTGACGCTCCCGTTCCTGCACGCTTTGGGCGTGAAGGAACGCCTGACGACGCCTCGGTAGCCTGAGTCTCGGCCTCTGCAACAGATGCGCCGGGGTTCTTCTCAAGATACCGAGCAATCGCCTCTTCTTCGCGTTTAGCGACCCACGTCGTGTACTGCTCTGCCACCTGATCTAAGTCTACATTCGGATCACGCTGTACGGCGCTGTAGAGAACTTGCTGAAGGTCTGTAGTGAGGCTCTTGTCATACTTATCGGTGACATCGGCGACCTCTTGCCGAAGACGAATCCGCTCAGCGTGGACCTCCTGCTGGTGCAGGCGAGCCTCCATCATGGCGATCTTATCCTTCACTTCCTTCGGAAGGTCTGGGTTGCCATTCAGTAGCCTATCGAGTTCGTCGGAGACCTCTACTTCGCTCTCTGCCGGCTTGGCTGGTTGCAGGTTCCGCATCATCGCAACCTCGTTGCGCATTGCCTCTACCTGCTGTTTGAACAACTGGACTTGTGCAGCAGCATCTTCGGCATCTAGCCGGTACTTGTTGCGCGCCTCCAGAACGTTCTTAAACCGCTTGTACGGTACACGGTGGCCCGGTGGCAAAGAGTCGTCCTCGTCAGCGCCGCTGTCTGACTTAGCCTCTGTCTTCGCCTCGCTCTCGCCGGTTTGGGCCTCTGCACCACCCTGATCAGCCGGCACTTCCGGTGTCTCAGTCTGGGCTTCAGCCACCTCTTCGGCTGCGGGTGCAGCCTCGACCTCTGGCTTTACGTCCTCGGTCACGGACGCAGGTTCACTCTGCCCGGAGAATCCAAGCTCCAGCTTCTCAGTCAGCTCCTGTGCTTTCTCTTCGCTTAGTAAACCCATCTCTAGCTCCTTTTAACGCCGTGGAATCTTGGCGGGGTTGACACGCTTTTGCGTGAGTTCATTTTGGGAGAGAATGTCTAATGATTCTTCCTCATTAGCTACCCACTCCTCCTGGAAGACCTTACCCGTTGCGCGCTCATATGCCAAGAGTTCGCGCAGGTTAGTGGGTCTAACCATCATTTTTTCCTCTCTAACGACATCTATCTGGTCTAGGCCAGCGATAGCCAGAGCCCACGCAAACACCATGTCGTCATGCTTTCCACTGTCTGCCTGAGGCTTGCCACCCTTGGCGTACACAAAGGTGTTCATCTCAGCCTTCATCCTGTCGTCATTAACGACTAGGTCACCGGCAGATATAAACTTGTGCAGGTTGGCAAGGATGACCGGGCGAGTTGCAACGGTGGTGACGAAGCCAAGCTCCTCCTTCCACCGCTTTGCCATCTTATCGAACTTGGTGCGCCTGTAGAGGTTTGCGTATCCCTCTCCGATAAGGTGCTCGATGATGCTTAGTCCGTAGGAGTTTGACTCCGCCACAACCAGGGCGTCCCACTTCTTCGCCTCCTCCAAGACTCTCGCTGCGAACTCGCTTGGTGAGATCCTTGCGTAGTAGGTGCTGACGCACTTGGGCTTCTCCTTGTTTGTAATGTCCATAACGCAGAACGTAGAAAAGTCCCCAGACGGCGAGCCCGAAGCAGTGTCCACGCCGATCGAATATGCATGATACTTCTGTGGCTTGCCATACTCTCTATACCCAGTAGACGCCTTGGCGTGCGGGTAGATGACATCGAAGTACCGCTCACCTGACGTGATGAACGCAACCTCAGCAGTAGCCGGGTACTCCTGATGGAACGTCTGCCAGTTGTTCCCGCACTTGGTCCTGTAGGTGTCAAACGCCCACCACAGCTGATACTTCGTAAGCTTGTGCTCTTTCGCATAGTCATGCCACTTCGTCATCTTGCCACGGAACGCATCAGGGCGTTCCTTTAGCTGGTACTCCTCAGAAAGCATCCAGGGCAGGAAGATTTTGCTATAGCCGTTCTTATCAACCCACAGCTGGTGGGCGTGATTTAGGCCGTTGGCTGTGGTCTCCATGACAACAATAGCGTCTGGCGTGGCTGTCTGGAAGACAGCGCGCACAGTGTTCTCAACATCCGAATAGAAGGCGAACTCAGAGCAATGAAGGAAGTTATAGGTGGTGCCACGAGCACTCTGCGTGTTGGCGGTGAAGACTCGAATCATGCCGCCATGGAAGAACAACATCTCCCGCACATTGGACTTATCGGTAGGAAACTGAAGCCACTGTGGGAGGTTGTCGTAGAAGCGCTTGTAGATCTCGAAAATCTGCTCGGCAGACTCCCGGCTCTGAGCCATGACACCAACCCGGAAGTTGGGCCTGAAGCAGGCATGCCAAAACGCATACGCAGCGATACCCGTAGTGCCGCCCATCTGACGAGCCTTGAGGTCAAACACCCATGGGTTGTCCTCAATGGAGGAGACAAGCTTCTCCTGGGCAGCATTCAGCTTGAACGGGATGAGCTTCGCCTTCTTGTCAACAATCCTGAGGTGCCGACAGAAGTAACGGAAGTCTGAGGCGCATCGCCTCAACTCCTCCTCAGTTGACTTGCTCTTCCTTGACACTAGGCTTCACCTCTTCACGCACTTCGTTCAGGATGTCGCGCAAGCGATCGAGGACAATCTCTTCACTGTCCTCCTTGAGCTTGGTGGTGCGGGCCTCAACGTAGACCGTATCAGCCTTAGTCTTGGCAAGCTGAGCCTTCTGCTGCTCTCTCTGGACTTCGTCATCCATCTCTGGCCTATCGTTCCACTTGTATCGCTTCTGCAACACGAACATCGCAGCGCGCCAGTTGTGCTTCTCGGTGGCCTCTCGAATAACAATGTCTGCAAACAGAGACTCACCAACACCCTCTGAACGACTAATCTCATGGTAAAACCATGGGTACAGAGAATGCGTTAGGTTTTTCTGACCCTTGCGAGCCCATGTCTTTACCGTGTGAGGCGAAACGTTAGCCATGGATGCCGCTGATTGGCGGCTGTGTCCAGCCTCAAGAGCCTCAAGGACGCGAAGCATACGCTTCTTCATCGCCCTCTCTTGGGCGGTGAGGATGATATCCTCAGGTTCAGGGTAATGCACGGGCGCTTCAGCCATCTAAAAACCTCTTTTTCCAGCGGTGTCGCTTCTTTCGATCTGTCTCTTCAAGCATACACACGTGCATGCACTCAAAAAAGCGAACAGCATCCTTGGCAAAAAGCTCAAGGTCTTCTGCCTCGGCATCCTCTTGGATGTCGTTAGACCGCATACGCTCCAGCATATTCACCACAATCTGCCGACAGGCGCGGTGCTTAGGGCGAAGCGCTGCGTCATGATAGCCAGACAACATGTCGATGAGGTTCATCAACTCCATGCCGATAAGCTTAAACGAGGAGATAAGCGCGTCCTCAATGCTCATATCGGTCTGGTTGTAATAGACAACGTCTAGAGACTGCTTACAACTCACAACGCACTCGGCGATCAAGCCTTCGACGATAGTCGCCTTGCCGATCCCGCCAGAACGAGCGCCCTCGTTGTAAACCACAATATCCTTAGAGGATATCTTCTTGGCGTCTCCAAGATCACTACCCTCCGGAGCAAAAACACTCACTTGGAGAACCTCTTCAACTGTGGGGCAAAGTAGCGCGGCCCATTGACTCGGCCAGAATTTCTAGACATGCGGACCATGCAGCAGATGATGTCCTTAACGGACATGCCTGAAGACTTAGACACGCTCTCAATGAACTTAAGAGTGTCCTTGCCCAGGTCCTTGGCCTGAATCTTAGCGACCACGTCCATAGCGCTCGGGCCAGTGCGTGGCTTGCGAGGAGTCTTCTCCTTGGCTGCTGCTCGGAGCATGGTCTTTGCCTCGTCAGTGACAACGGGCTTAGGCTTACGGGTACGCTTAACAACCTTCTCTTCACTCATGGTCTACTCCAACCAGTCCCAGGCGTGGCAACACGCCCAACCAATCAGTAGAGCCGCCCGCCTGTCATCATTCTTTGCCAGATGGGCCAGCGGCAATGCCGGGCTATGTCTGGGTTTTGACAGAATATTGCACATGTCGCGCGTAGCCGCAACTGCTCGCGACCTTGGCTGCGACGGTAGGCCCAGTTCAACCCTCCACTGAGTGGGGGACACCTCTACATAGGGCACATCTTCGTACCATGCGCTGGTCGCAAAGCGCTCTCTCACCCTGGCCAACCCTAAAGACGCGGCAGCGTTCACACCAACGTAGCCACCACCCTCCATGACCATCAGGTCGATGTCGAGAGCCACCCCGCTCACCGCGAGGTAGTCCGTATGGTCGATGTCACGGAAGTCAACGGGCTCTGTGCCCTCCCATACGACCACGGCGGTGGCTTTCTTGCCACTCGCCGGGTCAATACTCACCCATCGGCTAGGTGCTTGGTGGGCAGGGGGCGGACACGGGGGAAACTTGCTCTTTGATTTAGCCACGATGCCTTAATCCCGCAGAAATGAAACGAGTTCTACTGCCATCCCACTCAATATCGCTCTCATATAGGTTGCGACGGGGGCCGTGGCGGAACTTATCCATGCCAATCTGCGCCTCCCAAGGGCTAGCGTTTTCGTTAACATTATGTAGCAGCCAAGGCACAAGACCCAAATCAGCATCATCATCGATTGCTCCTGAACCCTTGGAATCGCGGATAGTTGGACGCTCTTTCGTCCTCTTAGCCGCCATTGTGGGTTGAGAGATGCTAATCACCACGCAATCTAACTCCATTGCAAGCTCTTTCAGCCCCCGGCTTATCTGCTCAAGCTCCTCAGTGCGGTTGCTGCTGCGCTTTTGGGATCTCATTAGCTGGATATAGTCCACCACGATGATGCCAAGGTCCCCTTTCTGGGCCTTGTAGGACCGAGCAGCCTGCCTGACACCGTCGATTGTGCCCGCCTGGTGGCCAACCACCCTGATTGGGGCAGCAGAAACCCGGTGTGCAGCGTGCGTAAGGGCCACTAACTGGTCCTCGTTGAGGCCTTCCTGGTCATGAAGCTGCACCGGGATGCCAGAATCGGCGGCAATAAGCCGTCCGATTATCTGATCAGCGGGCATTTCTAGGCTGACAATGAGTGCAGGGCGCTTCTGCTCGTGGGCAACCGCCCATGCAAAGCCATTTACGGACAAAGCAGTCTTGCCATGACCGTTAAGGCTCATGACTAGCACCAACCAGCCGGGTCGAAAGCCTCCTCCGGTAGCCTTATCCAGCGGATAGAGGCCTGTAGAGATACGTGGCGGTTTCTTTTCACCCTTCTGGATGGCGTGTACCATCTTCATGTAGTCGCTGACTACAGGTCCCGCATCATCTCCATCCGTTAGATTCTCACCTGACTCCCTCAGACGCCCTACCAACGCCTCAGCCTCGGAGAGAGCTTCTCCTGGGCTGAGGTCCCCATCTATGGCGATGGATGATAGCTGCTCAGCAGCCTGTTGCATGCGGCGTCTAGCGGTCATCTCCAGCAAGCGGTCCACATAGGTGTCAAGCATGGAGGTTGAGCCGGCTCTATCCATGAGCTTGACGAGGTCACCGCCGCTTACACGGCCCCATGAGCCCTGATCACGCATGACTTCTTCGAGCACTACGCCATCGAAGTCCGTATGGCGCTCATGCGCCACGACCATGCCGTCCCAGATGAAGCGATTAACGTCGTTATGGAAGTCCTCCCCGGTCAGACGGCTGGACACCGAGGGTGTTTTGGAAGGGTCTAAGAGCAAGCAGGCGAGCACCTCACGCTCGACACTGCTGCTCTGCGGTAGAAATAGCGGGTCCATTACACGGCCTCCAGGCTGCTGATTAATGTGCGCCATGCGAGTGCAGCCACTGCCGGAACTTGTCCATTGCCAATGGCTCTAAGTCGGTCCATCCGATTGGCCACCCCATCAACCACGCGAAGTGTTCTGGGCAAACCATCAGACCACGGCGATGCCACTCCCTGCACCCTGGGTGCTTCATCATTGATGGCGACGTTTGATTGGCTGTTGCGGTCGGGGTGGCAAGCCACGACCCAGATGCGTTCACGCTTGTGAGGTGCGCCGGAATGATGCGCTCCGAGCACTCCCCATCCCGCATCAAACCCCAGCGCGGCCAAGTCACCGAGCACGACCCCAAGGCCCCTAGAAGTGAGCATTGGCGAGTTCTCCACGAAGACGAAGCGCGGTCGTACCTCGCAAACGATTCGGGCCATTTCCACCCAGAGCCCTGACCTGGCGCCTCCAATCCCCGCGCCCTTTCCTGCGGAACTAATGTCCTGACAGGGAAAACCGCCACTGATAACGTCAACTGAGCCTCGCCACGGGTGGCCGTCAAACGTGGTGACGTCGTCCCATATCGGGAACCTATCGAGGTGCCCATCGCGCTGACGCGCAAGGAGCACCCCTCTGGCGTAGGTATCAAGCTCAACAGCGCAGACGGTGCGCCATCCAAGGAGCTTTCCTCCCAGGATGCCACCTCCTGACCCTGCAAAAAGTGCCAACTCATTCACACATCCCCCTCTGCGGTAGAAATAGCGGGTCCATTATTGAACCACCTTTCGGCCAGACACCTTTGCCCCAAACTGGCCTAGGCCGTCAGGCATCATACCTCTATAGCAGTCCCACTCCTCTATAAGAGAGCCCGGAACGCCGTGCCGGTCGCCAGTGTTAAGCGGAGGCATCGCAGACACATCGCCCCCGTTAAGCACGCTCACCATCGCGGCTGCGCTCTTGAACGCCGCCTTTATCCCTGCCCTACTAGGAATATCGACGACAGCGCTGTGGTCGACAAACGTGGCCAGCATTACGAACACCCCGTTGGGGGCGTAGTATCCGACATCAAAACCAATGACCACTTCCGACTCGGTGTCGGGCCTAAGAACAAACATACACATCCCCTGTGTAGAAAAGACAAGTAAAACCACCCCGCGCCAGTGCGCTAGCATGAGACGCGGGGTGGAACCCATAACCCAAAGGAGAGCTACTCCGAGGGTGAGAAGAGACTGAACGAAGCCCCAGGGGATGTCAAGGCCTCGTTCAGTAGGAGTTAATAACTCCCGTATTTACGCTTAGTTTGGCCCATGCGCGGGTTTTGCGGACGCTTAGCCGACTTCTTTTTAGCTAGCGATGCAGCAGCCTCTTTGCGCGCCTTAGGGCGAGGCTGACCCACTGGTCCCAGCTTTGCCCGCACCCTCTTGATAGAGGCTAAGAGCCACTCGGGCTCGTCCCCGCGCAAAGGCTCGTCGCGTCCGTGTTTGGCGCGGTAGCTCTTTGTGTTCTCCATGACAACGCGATCGACCTCGGCGTCACCTGGGTATTTTGCCATCACTTAGCTCCACTTCTAGCGGCTTCCTGCCGTGCCTTTGTTCGCGGGTTAAGGGGCTTAATGGAGAGCCTGCCACCCTTCATTGAGGTAATCTTCTGTGCCCATGCTGGGAGTTTGTCCCCCTTGGCGACCTTATTGGAGATATAGGCGCGCACCTCTTGCTCAGTCACGTTGGGTGACTTGGTATCAGGGGCCACACCAGCCATACCCTGCGTAGCCTCGACCGCTTTGACGCGGTCAGGCGAGAGCACCGCTGGAGGCGGAAGCTCAGAGGGGCTCACGAGCCCTGGCACCATACCCGTGATGGCCTCCTCCTGTGCGCGTGCAAACTGGACAGGTGTGCGCGACTCTGGGTCGAGTGCGTAGTCGATGATTGGAGCGGCTGCTACGCCCATGGCGGTAGACAGTCCCCGGGCAGCGGTAGAGCGCGCGGATGGCGCTACGCCGCTAATAAAGCCCTTGTCACCTTTAATAAGCTCAAAAGCTCCCCTTCTGGAAGAAACGTCTCGGTCTTTGACCATCTGTTTTACTTCGTTGAATAGGCGGTCCACCTCTGTACGGGGGCCAGAAGGCCCGCGAAGGCCGCGACGAGCGGCACGAAGGCGCTCATTGGCGCTGTCCATGCGGGTGTCGATGTCCCAATCCGACCCCGGCATTGAGTCGTACCTGGGGTCTCTTGTCAGGGCATCCCACGATGCCTTTTGTGCGCCCTTTGGGGGCATGCGCTCTAACTCTTCAACATCGCGCCAAAACTGATCAAGCTCCCTGCCGCGCTGAAGGGCACTTCGGGGTCCACCTTCAGACCCGAAACCGTGCTCCATGGCAAGCTGCCCGCGGTGTTTGTGGATAGCGTCAATCTCGGCCAAGGCGCGAGCCTCTTCAGCCAAAAGCCCAGCCCTGTCGGTTGGCATGTATCGGACGGACCCCTCAATGTCAATGTAACGCACACCCTGCGGAGGTGGGAGATCTGGAACCTTATCAACCATCACTCAACCCCTACCACTTCACCTTGTCTGCCCAAAATGCAGCAGACATCTTACCCTTGGCAATGTTCCGGCGGTGACGGGCCTTGAAAGAGGCCCTCTTCTTCTTCATGCGCTC